ACTTGTTGTGTAGGTTTAGTCGTAACCTTTGGTTCAGTTGTACCAAATTTATGGGGAAAGTCAATACGCATTCTTTTATCTATTTCTACATAATATTCATCGGTAGTAGGATCTAATCCTTCTTGCTCTGTTAATTTTTTATGCAAATCAAACGCTGTATATGTCATGGCACTGTCTTTACCAAACCATTCGTTTTTTTCTGCCCACTCCTCTGCTTTAGGATCATTTGCAGTAATTTTAGGAGCAATAGCTTGATCAAGAGTTGGTTGTACTAATGGTTTTTGTTTACTTTCAGTAACAGCCTTTCTTTTCATCATATCTACTCTTGCTTCTTCTAAACCTAATCTAGCAATATCTTTTTGAGCTTCTACTTCTGCTGGAATATCTCCAGATTCTCTTGCTGTTGTAAGTTTTGCTACCGCTGCTTGTAAACCAGATTTAACTCTACCCTCCATGGCACTCATATAATTTGGTTCCATGCTAGATAGTTTATTTTTAGTTTTATCAGCTTCTGCTTTAATTCCTTGTGCGTATTGTATAGCAGCTTCTTTTTGTCTTTCTGCTTCACGCATTTTTTTAGTTAGTTTAGCAATTCTTTTCTTAACTCCATCGCTATATTCTTCTAACTCTTGTTTATTTTCAGTTTCTTTATTTTCTTGAATTGTTTCCTCTTTAATGGGTTCTTCAATTGGAGCTTCTGGTTCCGATTTTGTTTCAACAACCTTTTTAATATTTTCATTAATAGGTTTTTCATTTTCTACCTCATTTGTTTTTTCTTCTGGTAAGATTACATCTACTTCAGGTCCTGAAGTATCTATATCTACCATTATGTCGTTTTTTGTTTCTTCTGTTTTTTCTGTTTCTGGCATAGTTTCTCCTTATGATTAAATGTTATAAAGAACGGATTCAGGATTTTCTATGGTTCCTAAAACTTCGTCATCGTTTAATAAACGAACTTCTCCGCCTTCAATGGGTAATCTTGATCCTGCGTAACGTGCAAAAATAACCCAATCGCCTTTTTTGCACCATGGTCCTGTTGGATATTTTTCTTTATCGTTATAGGCCAATGGTCCTAACTTAATTACATAACCACAGTTAGTGGAAATACGTATTTTGTCTAAAGATTCTTGAGTAAAAATAACTCCGCCTTTAGTTTTTTCTTTTGGTGTAAAGGGTAAAACTAAAAGTCTCCAGCCGCTAGGTTCGGGTAGCTGGGATTCTTGTTTTTTAATTGTTTCTGGATTTAATGGTTCTTTTTCTTTGATATCTTTGTATTTTTCTTCCAAAGCATTGTTATGTTTTGGAATTTCCTTTGATATCGATAACGTTTCCTTGCTCATCTTTTTGCTCCTTGTTGTTTAGCAGGTTAGAGATTTCCTGTAATAAATAATTATAAGATCTTGCTTGACCCAACATATATTGATATTTTTCCATGTTGTCAACCCCACCTGTTATCATTGTATCTCCAACAGCTTGTAGTCGATCTTTTATTATTTTTTGCATTGCTGCAACTATCTGTAGTCCATCTTTCATATTATTGTTCCTCTATAGGTTCATAGAAAGATTCTAAAGCATCTAGTTTTTCTTCTGCTTGAGCTATCTTTTCTAATTGTTTATCTACTTCTTGTAAGTGTTGTGGGTGTTCTCCAATGCCTACAGAGTTTTTTAAATAAATATTTATTACAGCGTGAGCTGCTGCCACTTCTGCTTCGTATCTAGCTTCGAGTGCGTCAAGTATTGATTTTCTCAATTGCAATTCCATTTTCTAAGAGACTTGTTTATTCTACTATCTGGGTCTCTTGCCGTTTTAGCAGAGGTTAGTTTAGATTTCATGCCTTTCATTCTAGCACAAAAAGATTTACGTCTGTTTGCTGATTTAGAACCTGCTTTAAGTTTAGAAGGTTTTGTTGTTACTGCTGTTTTTAACTTTGATCCAGGATTTGCTGCTCTGTAAGATGCAACACCTTTTTTATTTAATCCACCAGAAGGGTTTTTACCTTCTTTTCTTTGCCATGCTGCTGTAGCCATTACGCTTTTTTAATAGGCTTTGCTGTTTTAGCTGCTGCTTTAAAGTTAGCTGCTGTCGGAGCACCTTTACTTCCAACTTTTCTCATTGTTTCTCCTGAGCCACCTTTAATTCTATTTCTTTTAGCTGCTATGTTTGCGTACAATCCACCACCGGCTGCTTTTTTAACTCTGCCACCTTTACTCATAAAACCCATTTTATTTCTAACGGGAGTTGGTAGTTTTTTTAATCCTTTGCTTCCTGCAGGAACTTTTTTTAAACTTCCTGATTTATACATTGTTCTTTGCATTGTTTTCCTTTTTTAGTTTAGTACCAAGTTGCTTTTTTTGATTTAGACGATAACATTCTTTTAGCATTTTTTATTTCAACTGTTTGAGAAGAAAGCGCATCTGTAGCTTCTATCTCTTTTTCTTTTTCATGTTTCGTAATTTTTTGTTCTTTTGTAACTGTTGTACCTTTTAACCAATCTTTTGTCATATTTTATCCTCCCTAGTTATTATTTTTTTGTTCCTTTAAATATCTGTGTTCCTTTTATACCATAAATACTAGCAACTACAAGTATCCATAAATTTGTAAACCATTTAGGTAATTCTGAGAACATTTCAAAAAATAATTTTACTTTGTCCATTGCTGTAGGGTCATCCGATACGACTGCCCAAGCTAAAATAGCAATAGGCGTTGAGAGGATTATTAAAACCGCCTCGTCCTTCCAGTCAGATTGTCTAGACTCTAATAATTTGCCTTGGTAAGCTTCCTCACCACTGGCCATTTTTGATGCATGCATTAGTTGTGCATCAGACATAGCCATCTTAGTTTTTTGTCTATTTGCGTAAATTTTACTTCCAGCAGATAGTGCTAATTTTGCTAAACCAAACCAAGCCATTATTTTCCAACCTTTCGCATAGCTTTATTATGCGATTTATTAAAACTAACACCTTTTTTCATATCTTTTTTCATTGATGCCATATGTTTTGTTGTATGATGTTTTTTATGCTTCTTTAAAGTGTTTTTTTCTTTTTTATCTATCATTAATTGTCCTTTTTTAGTTCATTTGATAAAATTGTTTTTTCAATTGATGTATCAGAACGTAAATTTGCTAATTCTTCATTCTGTTCAAGTTTTTCTTCTTGATTTTTTTGATTCATCATTGCTTTCATACGATCTAGGTTCATTCTTTGCTCACCTTCTTGTTTTTTTCTTGTATTTTCTTGTGCTTGAAGATCTAATTCTCTAGCTCTTAGTTTTGCAATAGGATCATTGTCAAATTGTGAAGTAATTTTCTTTTCTTCCTTCATAAATTCTTCCATCATCTCAGAAATCAGTTCTGCTTTTCTTGCTTCTATACGTTGTTGCATAGACATAGCTTGTTGTTGCATTTGTGGGTTCTGTTGTCCCATCTGCATCATCTGTGCTAGTTGTGGTAACTCTTGTCTAAACTCTAATTCTATTTGTTCTTGTGCCATTAGACTAATATGTTCTAAAATATTTTTTTGTATTGCAGATCCGACCATAGGTGCGTTTCTAACCATGTTAGTTTGCATAAAAGATAAGTGAGCTGTGATGTGTGATTGATGATCTTGACCTGGAAACGCTTGAAAAGGTTTAGCACCTAATGCATCGATATGTTCTAACGCAGGATCTTTTGGTATTGGTGCTTGTGGTTTCTTTAAAATTAAATCTATGTCTTTAACACCTAATGCTTCGTACATATTTCTATACACTGCATACTGATTATGAATTTCTGGATTCGAGGCAGCCAATTGCATCTCCGTTTGGGCGAGGGAGATTCTCTGAGTCTGAGAAAATATATTTGGATCAGCAATCGGCAATATATCTACTCTGTCGTCAAAGTCTAATTGTTTGATTTGCCTCTGTCCTCCGACAACATCGTATGGATAGATTGGAGGTAGATATAATTTGAAAACTCTTGCTAATAAATTAAATTCTTTTTTCATAGAAGCATACAATCTCTTATGTATGGCTGACATTGTTCTACTTCCTCTTTCAAGCATAGCAACTGTCGTGCCCACTGCAGCTTGCTGATTCCCGTCTCCCACCTGCAGATCTGCTATTGAAGCGAATCTTTGACCTGCTTGTACCACGACACCCATAAGCGATAATAATGTTTGCGATGGTTCTTTAAAAGGAAGAGTCATAAAAGCATCTCGTAAGTTTCCACCAGGAGCATCTACATCTCTAAACTCACCTGGTTGAATACTTTGATTCTCGTCTCTCATTTTTATACCACGCATTTTAAATCCAGCAGGTAAGTTTGATAACGTTCCTGCATCTAACAATGATCTTAAAGCTGATGTTGCAGTTCTAGATAATCCACCAATCATGTGAATTAATCCAAAACCATAAAAGCCAAGTCCTGGTAAAAATTTAAAGTGTACGAAGTAACTAATTTTAGATTTTAAAGGATCTCCTATTTCATAGTTTCTTCTAATAGATAAAATTTCTCTTGATCCTTCTTCTATTGTAACAATGTATGGTAATTTAATTCCTGTTGGTTGACCTTCTGCGTCAACATCATTAAAGCCATCGAGGTCTAAGTTCACGTGACACTCAAGCAAGGTAAATACTTTTTCATCTCTACCTTTTTTTGTTCCGTCTAACTCTCTCTCTTTTTTTTGTGATTCTGATTCACTATTATAAGATGGATCTAATTCTATGTCTCTATAGAAACCTCCAACTTGTTGTTTTCGTAATTCATTTTCTGACATCTTAACCATATGAATAATTGATTCTGCATCATCTAAAGATGTAGCTGTGTAAGGTACAACTAAATCATCTGCTGGTACAAATTTAGAAACTGCTCTACCCATTACT